TCCTGTTCAGCGACGTGCAGCAACTGGTGACCAAGGCCAATGATGACCTGGTGACACTGATCAAATTCCGCATCGCAGAACACCAGAAGGCGGAGCGGGAAAAGGCCGACGCGAAGCGCATTGCTGAAGAACAGGAAGCCCAGCGCCTGGCGGCCATCAAGCCAGATCCGGTCGTGGAGAAGGTGGCGACACCAGAGCCTGTCCGCACCGCTCCGGTCCAGGCGGCACCCGTCGGCCAGGCCACAAAGCCTGTGGCGAGCCACACCGTGGAGCAGGTAGCGCTGCAGGCCAACGTAACGGACTTCGAGGCCCTGGTGAAAGCCGTGGCATATGGTCAGGCGCCGATCACCGTCCTCTTGGTCAACTGGGAAGCGCTCGACGCGATGGTCGCAGCGCAGGGATCAACCTTCAGCATGGCCGGGGTGACGCTGGCCAAGGCGGCAGCATGATCAGCAACCTCAGATCAGACATCGAGTTTCGGCGCGAGAAAGCGCTGGAGCTTTCCAGTCAGGTCCGGCGGCACCTGGCCGCCGGCGGCAAGCTCACCATCGGCGATAGCCCGACGATCAATCCAGCGCCGGCGAAGCGTTCGGAATTCATCGACCCGACAACCATCCTCAAGCGCCGCAAGCCGCCCATCACCCGGGCCGAGCGTGAAGCGCTGCGCAAACTCGCGGAGGCTTTATGAGCAAGCGCAAACCCCACAACCTAAAAGCACGCATCGACCGGTCCTGCCGGTCCCTGCTCGCCGCCAACCACGTCGCAGTGGTGAACATCGACCCCAGCGGCCGCCAGGGCATGATCAATTACAAGTCGCTGAAGAACATCGCGCCCGGGAAGATCGGTCAAGCCGTTTGCGGTATCCCCCACCGCTGGACGATCTACCTGAGCGCGCTTTGCATCGACGCCCGCGGCGACCGCTACAGCAAGTCGGTGGAGGTGGCGCCCGATGGCGTCTACCTCTCCGACCACCTGGAAGACGTGATAGAGCATTGCTACAAGAAGCTGCGCGACGAGGCCAACCAAAGCCAGATGGTGGCTTCGGGCTGGATCGCCATTCCCGAAGCGATGTCGCTGGACGAGGCGCACGCCGCGCGGATATTCGACGCCGTCGGCGCCTGGCACCAGGTGAAGGTCGATTCATGCGCCGCATAGCCCGCATCCAGCAACGCAAACGTCAAATCTGGCTCGCACTGCCGACCAGCGGAATAGAAGAGGCAGGCCATGGCAGCCGAACAGAAGGAGCGCACGGCAAAGCTTGCCGAGAAGCGGCAGGAACTGGGCGAGCAGGAGTTGCGGCACACGGTACCGCACGGCACCCGGCAGATGCTCGACGAGTTGATGCTCTGGCATAAGGTCGAGGAAGTCAGCGAGGCGGTGCAACTGCTGGTGCTGAATGGCCGGGCCGAGGATCTGCCGCCGGCGGCACCGAAGATCAAAGGGTCGTCCGACATCATCCGCCACTACTTCCGCCAGGGAATGCGTGACCGGTTAGCAGCGCTCACCGCCGAACTGGGCGAGACGAAAGACCGGGCTACCATCTGGAGACTGATCGCGCATGCCCACTCTCTGGGCCCCAAGAAATCCGCAGTCCTCTTCAAAATTAAGCGCCACGGTTACGAGATAACTGAAAACGTGGCGCGCAAATTACGGCAAGCAGGATTTGCCGAATCACTCCAGATGAACGCCATAGACGACGGCGACGAATAACCCAGCCTACTCGCGGCATCCGGTAACGGAAGAGGCAGAATGTGAGTAAGCCCGTTTGACTCCGAAGAAATCATTCTGCACTGTCAGCCTTTTCTTTCAAAAAAACCTTGGATCCGAACATTTCATAATCGTAATTGAACGCCTCAATTGTTCCTGACGAAGCAGCACGCTCCGGAGCGCTTACCAGAGACTTTTCGATAATCGAGTGTTGCGCGGGTGACATTTTTCTATATAGCCGGGAGACCTCTTCCGCCTTTCCGAACAAATAGGCAGCAAACCCATCGGGCCAGTAGCAGCTGCTTGGAGAGATTTTCCCACCGCCTACCGAAATCCTGCTCGCGCGCATCTGTTTCGACTGGGGATGACCGGCAAGCCCTAAAACTATAAATTTTGGAAGCTTAGTATAAATAAGTAACTCACCAGAAGCTCCAGCCAAAATATCCATGTGCATATTTCTAAGAAAATAGCGATTAATATTAATCGGGACATCAGTATTGGTTGAATCTATAGGTTCCAACGGAAAAATATGCTGCTCGTAAATTCCCGGATTACCTACACCCCCTAACATGAAGCTTGCAAGACCAGCGAGGGCGCGCTTTTCCTTTTCATCTTGCTCTCCCTCAATACGATTATTCAAATGACGTATATAACTCAACGTACGCCAGCTAAGGGAGGCACAGAATTTCGCAAGCCACTCGCCATACAGTGCGGTATCTTTCTCGCCTTTTACAAATGGATAAAATATTTTGTTTGCAAACTCACGCTCCCAGCAAGAAAACAACTGCTCACAGTTACCGCACAACCAGTAATCTTTCGCAATATCCTGCTGCCTTTTGTTTATATCCCCATTAAATCTGATAAAACCGGTTGCAGACGTATCCTTCACCCATTTACCAACAAACTTAGGGATGAAGTGGCTTAACTTCAATTCCCCTGCCTGACCGCACAATTTGCATTCACCATGAGCCATCATTTCAACCTTCATTGATAACCAACTTACTTAGTTAATACCCCAATCAAAACCAAATTGCCACCACCGGTCACGGAGGGCGGCGCCTACCTGAGGTAAACGCAATGCCCGTACTTCACAGCGCAATCCACAAGATCGACAAGAAGCCAGACGGCACCCCGGCCGTTCTGTTCCTCGGCGGCGCCGAGCAAGTAGAAAGCCAGGCCCGCGACGATCTGATGCACCAGTTCAACGAAAGCTACAATGGCACCGCCGGTAAGGGCTGGGGCTTCTTTCATGCCGAATCAGGGGCCTTCCCACTCAGCGGCTGGCTCGGCAAGTACCTGGCTGGAGTCGGTGACTTCCTCAAGTTCAGCACCATCGCTGTCGAGCACCTGGTCAGGCTGATGGAAGAGTCGAACCTCACCACCGGCGGGCACGCCCTCTTCTGCCACTACCAGCAAGGTCTGACCGAATACTTGGTCATCGCCCTGGTACAGGAGACCGAAGCGGTGACCATGACCGAGGAACTCAGCCTGCTGAAGGTGAAGCGCCTGGACTTGGACCACATCCGCCTGGCTGCACGCATCAACCTCAGCGAATGGAAGAGCAACCCGCAGTCGAAGCAGTACATCTCCTACATCAAGGGCAAGAAGGGCCGCAGGCTCAATGATTACTTTCGCGACTTCATCGGCTGCCAGGAAGGGATCGACGGCCCAAGCGAAACCCGGACCTTGCTCAAGGCATTCAGCGACTTTGTTGAAAGCGAGGATCTGCCAGAAGAGTCGGCACGGGAGAAGACGCACACGCTGGTCAGCTACTCCATGGCCCAGGCCAAGCTGGGCGAGCCGATCACCCTTGGCGAGCTGTCGGAGTTGATCGACGAAGATCGCCCGAAGAACTTCTACGACTTCATCAAGGGTGCGGTGATGTTGAAGAGGCTGTCGCCGTAGCCAAGAAGCAGGCCCTGTCGCAGACCCAAAGCATCGACGAGCTGTTTTCGTCATTGGATCGCATCAGTGCCCATGCTCGCGAGACTCGCCTGAAAGTCGACAAGCTGGTGAAGGCTCAAGAGCTGCTGGTGAAGACCACTATCAAACAAAAAGCCGAACTGGCGCTGGCGGATCACATCGCCGCAATCAACAAGACCCTTGGCAAAGTCACCCTGCCTCATGTCGTTTCGGACTTCGCCGGCGCCATGAAGAACAAGCGCACCATCGCCAGCCTCCAGGACGCAGTTGATACCGAACTGGCCCGGGCGAAGATCGATGCAAGTCAGGCAGCCGACGGCATCCGCTTGAACCTGACCAGTCTGGCGGAGCTCGCCGTTGATTACGCCTTCCTGTTCAGCGACGTGCAGCAACTGGTGACCAAGGCCAATGATGACCTGGTGACACTGATCAAATTCCGCATCGCAGAACACCAGAAGGCGGAGCGGGAAAAGGCCGACGCGAAGCGCATTGCTGAAGAACAGGAAGCCCAGCGCCTGGCGGCCATCAAGCCAGATCCGGTCGTGGAGAAGGTGGCGACACCAGAGCCTGTCCGCACCGCTCCGGTCCAGGCGGCACCCGTCGGCCAGGCCACAAAGCCTGTGGCGAGCCACACCGTGGAGCAGGTAGCGCTGCAGGCCAACGTAACGGACTTCGAGGCCCTGGTGAAAGCCGTGGCATATGGTCAGGCGCCGATCACCGTCCTCTTGGTCAACTGGGAAGCGCTCGACGCGATGGTCGCAGCGCAGGGATCAACCTTCAGCATGGCCGGGGTGACGCTGGCCAAGGCGGCAGCATGATCAGCAACCTCAGATCAGACATCGAGTTTC